GAAGGAGATGGTGGATTTAATCTTGGAAGATCTTCTGAGATACTTCGTGATGAAGTAAAATTCAGTAAGTTTGTTGGACGTTTGAGAAAGAGATTCTCAGCAATGTTTAGTGACATGCTAAGAACTCAATTACTTCTTAAAAATATCATTACCCCAGAAGATTGGGAGATAATGAGGGAGCATATTCAGTATGATTTCCTATATGACAATCACTTTACTGAATTAAAAGAAACAGAATTGCAAAATGAGAGATTAGCTCTTCTTGGTGCAACAGAACCTTATATTGGTAAATACTATTCTCAAGATTGGGTTAGACGTAATGTATTGCGTCAAACTGATGAAGAAATTAGAGAACAAGATGACATGATTGAAAATGAAATTGCTGATGGTGTGATTCCTGATCCTGCAGATATGATGTTAGATCCTGAAGGCACTGGTGGAATGAGACCAATGCCAATGCCAGAAGAGGAACCACAACCAGATGTAGCGGATGCTCCTTTGAGATCTAGTGCTGTAGACACCGCAACTACTGCGGATACAATAAATAAACTTCCAACACCGAAGGGTGGAGAAATATAAATACAACTAGTTAACATTTGACCACACTTAAAATGGATGAATTAATGGATATGATTGGTGCGGATGAGTCTGCTTCTCAGATAACTGATAAGATTAAAGACTTATTATATGCTAAGTCAGCTGAAAAAGTTGAGTTAGCTCGACCCGAAGTGGCTAGTTCTCTTTTTGGTGATCAAGAAGTAGAAATAGATGATGATGATGAAGAATATGAAACTGAAGCTGAACTTGAGGTTGAAGAACCTGAAGAAGAGTCAGAAGAATAACTACTAAATAACTATTAAATGGACTTTAAAGAATAATGGCACATAGAGTAGTCGTTGGATCTGGTGTTTCAATGGCATTGACTAAAACGTCAGTTGCTACCTCATCCTTCTTAATTGAATCCCAATATTTGAGGTTGACTCCTATAACTGAGGGAGCACATGTTTCCATTTCTCAAACTTCAGTATCACCGACTGCAACTACTGCAGACTATTTTATTGCTGCAGGAGAGTCAGAGACTCTTTCGATGCAGAGATATTCTTGTCCAGTAGTCGGAGTTACAACGAGTGATACGGCAACAATAATTGATTGCCCTGAAGGAATGCAAGTTCCATTTAGTGTAGGTAACTATGTAAGTTTAAGAACTGGTATTGCTACAATGCCAGAATTTCAGTTTAATCATGCAAGAGTTACGGCTGTTGATACAAGTAACGGAGTTGGTGGATATCATCAGACTCGATTAACATGTGATGCTAATACTGGTGGAATCATGACATCATTTAGTGCTGGTGGTGGTTTCAATGTTCCAGGTGCTACCTTATATTCTTCTGCAAGACTTGCAGCAAGAAGTGAAGGTGGAGCATCAGGACTTCATATTATACAAGTTCAAACTACAGGGGAAGCCTGATGAAACTCATTAGAGAAGAAATTGAAAGTGTAGAATTTCTCGTTGAAAATCGCAACGGTAGGAAGTCTATGTATATTGAAGGAGTATTCCTTCAAGGAAACATCAAAAACCGTAATGGAAGGATGTATCCTATGGAGACACTTCGCAAAGAAGTTGCTCGGTATAATGAGAATCATGTTCAATCAGGAAGAGCACTTGGTGAGTTGGGTCACCCCGATACACCAACGGTGAATCTCGATAGAGTTTCTCATAAGATTATATCACTTAAAGAAAGTGGTTCTAATTTCATTGGTAAGGCTAAGGTTCTTGGCACACCAATGGGTAAGATTGCATCTTCACTTATTGATGAAGGTGTTAAACTCGGTGTTTCATCTCGTGGTATTGGTTCACTAAAACCAACCCGTGAAGGTGTAAACGTAGTCAGTGATGACTTCATGTTAGCAACTGCTGCTGATATTGTTGCTGATCCTTCTGCTCCTGATGCATTTGTTGAGGGAATTATGGAAGGAAAGGACTGGGTATGGGATGGAGGTATTTTGCGTGAGAAGTTCGCACATAAAACCTACAAAACCATCAATACACTAGTTGATCAGAAAGCATTAGACGAGAAAAAACTCTCGTTATTTAATGATTTCTTATCAAACATATAAAACTTCTAAATAAATATAGGTTTTTAACTACAGGAATTCGGAGAGTTACTAAAATGTCTCGTGGCACAAATTTACAAAGAATGGAAGAGGACGTAACCCAATCCAAGACTGCTGTTAATGCTAACGCTAAACCAGCAGAACCAATGGGTAAGTTACAGAATCCAGGCGAAGGTCTATCTACTAATGTAGAGGATTTAGGTGGCCCTACACCTGAAAACTATAGTCCTACCAATGATTCAGCAAAGCTGAAGACACCTGGTGGTACTCTAAAACAGGTAAGGGATGTCGTTAACAAAGGTGCTGTTAAGGCAGAAGAAGTCGAAACTGAAGACGATGTAGTTATCGAACAGAAGTATGGAGAATCTCCTGAGAAAAAAGAAATGGATATGAAAAAGGATGATGATCTAGCAGGAGCTCCTAATCAAAAGAAAAAAATGAAGAAAGAAGACATCGAAGTAGAAGAGTATGACATGGAAGATGATGTTAATGCCCTTCTAGGCGGTGAAGAACTTTCTGAAGAATTTAAGGCAAAAGCAAAGACAATCTTTGAAGCTGCCATCAATTCTAAGATTGCTGAAATCCGTGCTACTATTGAAGAGGAGCATGAGGCAAGAATCGCTGAAGAACTTGCCGAAGAAAAAGAAGCACTTCAAGAACGTGTTGACTCTTATCTTGAGTACGTCTCAGATGAGTGGATGGAAGAGAATACTCTTGCCATCGAGCACGGTCTTAAGACTGAACTGACTGAATCATTCCTTAGTGGAATGAAGAGTCTTTTTGAAGAAAATTATGTAACTATCCCTGACGATAAATATGATGTGCTAGAAAGCATGGTAGAAAAACTAGATGATATGGAAACCAAGCTCAATGAGCAAATAGAAAAGAATATCGGATTAAACAATAGACTTGCTGAGTCTGTTGCTGACGGTATCCTTGACACTGTTTCTGATGGCCTTGCTGCCACCCAGAAGGAGAAGCTCGCTTCACTTGCTGAAAGTGTAGAGTTTGAAGGTGAGACAGAATATCGTGAAAAGTTGGAAACACTCAAGGAATCTTATTTCCCTGGTAAAACTTCAACTGCTAAAACTGAAACGCTAACAGAAGGAGAAGCAGCTCCACCAGACATGGTTTCTGGTTCAATGGGTGCTTACCTTAAGACCCTTTCAGCATTTAAGCAAAACTGAATTAAATATTAAATCAAACTAAACATTTATAGGTAACAAGCAAATGTTCCAATCAGAACACTTGCAGGAAAAGTGGAAGCCCCTTCTAGAAGCAGAAGGCGTTGATCAGATCTCAGATCCTCATCGTAAGGCGGTCACAGCAGTCCTGCTAGAAAACCAAGAAAGATTTTTAAGAGAGTCATCCTCTTTCTCAGAAAGTGGTATGCTCAACGAAGCAGTCCCTACTAACAACACTGGTTCTAACACCTCTCCAGGTGCTGGTTCTGGAAATGCTGGTTTTAGTGCATCTGCTACAGCATCTGGTCCTGTTGCAGGTTTCGACCCTGTACTGATCAGCCTCATTCGTCGTTCAATGCCTAACTTGGTCGCATATGACCTTGCTGGTGTTCAACCAATGAGTGGTCCTACTGGACTTATCTTTGCGATGAGATCCAAGTACAACAAGATGGCTGGTGGATCAGGTGGTCAGGCAAGTACAGAAGCATTCTACAACGAGCCAGACTCTGCATTCTCTTCACAGAACAAGGTCTTCGGACTTTCTGAAGGAGACACCGACAGTCAAGTTGGTATGGGTACAACCGCACAGAACGGTAACAACCCTGCTGCACTTAACCCAGTTGGTACTGCATCATCTATTGACAACAGTTATAACGTTGGTCAAGGAATGTCAACCAACGAGGCAGAAAGTCTCGGTGATGGCAATGATGCCTTCAACCAGATGGCATTCTCAATCGAGAAGGTCACTGTTACTGCTAAGTCAAGAGCCCTCAAGGCAGAGTACAGTTTAGAACTTGCTCAAGACCTTAAGGCAATTCACGGTCTAAATGCAGAAGCAGAACTTGCTAATATCCTCTCTACTGAGATCCTTGCTGAAATCAACAGAGAAGTTATTAGAACCATCTACAAGGTTGCTGAACAGGGTGCTGTACAGAACGTTGCAACTCCAGGTATCTTTGACCTAGATGTTGACTCAAATGGTCGTTGGTCAGTTGAGAAGTTCAAAGGACTTCTATTCCAGATCGAGAGAGATGCAAACGCTATTGCACAGAGAACTCGTCGTGGAAAGGGTAACATCATCATGTGCTCTGCAGACGTTGCTTCTGCACTAACCATGGCTGGTGTACTTGACTACACTCCTGCACTTAATGCTAACCTTCAGGTTGATCCTGCTGGTAACACATTTGCTGGTGTTCTTCAAGGTAAGTATCGTGTATACATCGATCCTTATTCTGCTAACATCGGTGGTGCTACTCAGGCCGCTAACACAAGTCCTGGTAATCAGTACTATGTTGTTGGTTATAAGGGTACTTCTCCTTATGATGCTGGTCTGTTCTACTGCCCATACGTTCCACTACAGATGGTTCGTGCAGTTGGAGAGAATAGTTTCCAACCAAAAATTGGCTTTAAGACTCGTTACGGAATCGTTGCGAACCCATTTGCAGATGGTAAAGGTCAAGGTATGGGATCTCTTAGCATTAATACTAACCGTTACTACAGACGTGTTGCTGTTAAGAACCTCATGTAAGCGAGATGCTTATATTTCTCAAGAGACTCCTTCGGGGGTCTCTTTTTTTGTCTAAATACTTAGAAAAGGTTGAATGGCTAGTATATACGATAAGCAGATAAAGAATAGAAATTTTTTATCACCTACTGGGTTTAAATTTATTTTAAACCGAGCACCTAAGGTTTCGTTCTTTGGTAATGAAGCAAACATACCTGACTTGAATCTAGGAGTGGCTGAACAACCTACCTATTTGAAAGATATTCCTTTACCTGGTGATAAGGTTACTTTTGGTGATTTTAATTTACGTTTTCTTGTTGATGAAAATTTAGAAAATTATCTTGAGGTATCTAATTGGATAAGATCAATTGGTTACGCAGAAACTTTACAAGATGCTTTTGATTTTCAAAATGCAAATCCAGACTTAGTACAACCTGATAAGTCTCAACTAAATTTTTATTCTGATGGTACTCTTCAAATTTTAACCAGTTCAGAAAATCCTAATTTTAAAATTGTATTTGAAAACTTATTTCCATATCAACTATCAACACTTAATTTTGATGCTACGGCTGAGGACATATCTTACTTGACAGCAGACGTATCTTTCAAGTATACTATATTTAATATCACTGATTTATCTGGCAATAAACTATGAGTGTAACTCTTGAAACTATTCAAGAGATGTGGGAAAAAGATGCAAAGATGGACAGAGATAATCTACATGAAGAGTCATTAAATATCCCCTCTCTACATGCAAAGTATTTTGAATTATATAATACACTTTTTTTATTAAGAAAGAAAGCAGAGCAACAAAGAAAAAATATCCGTCATGAACGGTACGAATACTTTAGTGGAAAAGCAGATCCAGAAGTATACCAGAAAGATCCTTTTGGAAAAAAGATAAGAGATAAAGATACCATGCAGAAGTATCTTGATGCAGATGAGAAACTTTCTAATTCATCTCTTAAGATAGATTACTATGATACAATGTTAGTATACCTTGAAAGCAT